CTACATTTTTACTAAAGAGGCGTAGAACTGGTCGAGCTTTTCTGATACATTCTTATCTGTACTTTTGAAGTAATATTCGTACACTTCTTGCGTAATTCGTGTGTTAGTATGTCCTAATCGTTTAGACACGTCAACAATCTGAACACCTATAGATGAGAGGATTGCGGCGTGGGTATGTCTCAAATCGTGCAAAGTGGTATCTTTTAATTCGTATTTCTGCAAGAAACGTTTAAACCAGCGATATGTATTGTTTGGATGGTGGGGTGTTCCTTCTGGAATTGTAAAGACGTAGCCACTATCTTTATAATCGTTAGTTAATATTTTTTTGTAGTATTGTTGATAATCTTTTAAAATTTCCAGTATGCCCATAATAAAGGTAGGGGCGGTAATCAACCTAATAGACCCTTCTGTTTTAGGGGTATCTTCTATTACGCCGTCATCGGGAACTACTAGCCGTATTCTTTCAATACTGATAGTATGTTTTTCAAAATCTATATCTTCCCAGCGCAAACCCATGACCTCACCTGCACGCATACCAGTAAATAATATTAAAAGGACCGCTGTTGCATGGGTTCGCCCTGACTCAGTTTCACGCTCCTGTAATAGTAAAGAAATTAAATCTGCGATTTCATGTTCTTTGTAAAAGTCTTTCGGGACTTTATATTTTTTTGTGGCTTTGGGCACTTTCACATGTTCGCAAGGATTTTTTTCTAATAATTCAAGGTCTTCTACGGCATATTTAAAAAGCGTGCTTAGTAGCGATAGAGCATTCTTGATAGTCTTTGGAGATAGAGGTTGCTTTGTACGTTTATTCTTTCCGTTTTCGGACAAATCTTTAACCCAATCCCTGATTTGAACCTTTGTTATTTTACTAATTTTTTTGTCACCGAAGTACTGTTTGATTTGGTTTTCATAAATGGCGGCATATCTTTTGCGAGTAGAAATTTTGAGATCGGTACTAATGTTGCCATTATGAGCCATAAAGTCGTTATATAAAGCGTCTAAAGATGTTGCATCGGGTGTTGAGACATTGCCGTTTATTATGTCGGCGAGAAATAATGCTGCAGCTTCTTGCAGCTGCTTTTCAGATACATAGTCAACCTCTCGATAATAGCGGCATGGTTTTCCGTCAAATCGCTTGCCACGTGTTATAGTGATTTCCACTTTTCCGTTATTTTTTCTTTTAAAACTTGCCATAGTATTATCCTTTCCTGTTTTTTGGGTACAAAAATACCCTTAACGCTTGATTTTTAAGGGCTGCGATGATACAATATGATTGCTTAGGTCGGTATTGTATCATTACAGTCCGATTTTTAAACGTCCTTGCGCCAACAGGGGCGTTTTTATATGCTTAGTTAGGAATTCTTGAAACCAATTACAGGACTCTTTCTGAGATCAGCTTGCCTATCTCTACGATATCATTTGCACCAGAGAATTCAAGTTTAACCTTTCCAAGTCCAGAGAAATACATCTCAAGTTCACTATCCATATCAAGGACACCTGCAGTTTCAACTGAAAATGCTTGTATTTTGCTGTAAGGAAGTGATGTAAAATCTTTCTTTTTGCCCGTCATACCCTGAACATTTACCGCAATCATTCTTTTGGTTGTGAAGATTACGTAATCACGAATACCCGTGTATTCTGAAATAAACTCTTCACCAGCGATAAATAACGGTTGAATGTCTTTTTCGTGATCGAATCCTTTTGCTTTTTTCAGTTTGAAAACGGTTCCATTCTTAAAATCAATCATTTCTTTGTTCCTTTCTTCTGTGAAAATTGCAGTAATTTATTCGGCAAATCTTGCCATAAAACGCTCAGAAAGCGTTTTTTTCAGCAGCTAATAATCATTTAAGTATATCCTTAACACCAGCCGTGGTTTTATGGGATACTCTGTTTTTTACTGACTTGACAGGATCTTTTGCAAATCCTACGCCTTTCTTACCATAAAGGGGGTATAGCGCTCTTCATATTTCTATAATTTGTAGTATGGCGGTTCTTTCCAATTTGTTATATAATTAACACAAGGAATTCCTTAGTACTTATTTCCATTAATTCACTGTAAGATATTTCTTGAACAGAGATGTCTTCGGTGGAATCTGTCCTTTTTCAGGAGGTACTTATGAATCCAGAAATCAATTATAAGAAAGAGGTTTACAAACTATTGAAAACTCTTAATGATGTAAAAATCTACAAGTTCCTATATGATTTCCTTATCACTGTTAGGGAAAATTGGTGACAAAAGAGGGCAATGCGCCCTCTTTATTTTTTTGCTAATAAAGAGTCAATATATCCGTATACCCGTTGTCTTTCATCATCTGGCAGCGAATGAAATTTCTTGACGTATTCCGTGAATGTAGTATCCATCAGCATGTAGGCGACAAATGCGCCGCTTTGCTCTATGTTGGCATCAAATCCCAGTAAATACGAAGGAGTGCATTCTAAAACAGCTGCCATTTTCTTTATAATAGGGCGTTTGATATTCTCAACCCTTCCATTTTCATACTTTGCTATGGCAGATTTTTTCAAACCTATCTTTTCGGCTAATTCTTCTTGTGTATATCCCATAGCAATGCGCCGTTCTTTTATTCTATCAGCCATTGTCATGTGGTATTCCTCCTTTAGTGTCTTAATTATACTTCATAAATTTGCATAAATCAAGCGAAATTTGAACAAAGTGTCTTAAAAAGACCAAAAAAAGATTGACGCAGACAAAAACGTGTGATATTATGAAAGTGTCTTAAAAAGATACGGAGGAGGTGATATGATGAACAAAAACAGATTGCTCTCAGTCATGAAGCTACATGGAGATACAATGGGAGATGTTGCGAAATATCTAGGTATAGCAAGAAGCACGCTATCATCTAAGGTAAATGAACATGGTTCAGAATTCAGCAAAAGCGAAATTGTAAAAATAAAAGAGAGATATAATCTGTCAGCAGATGAAGTGGATCTTATTTTTTTTACAAGTTGAGTGTCTTAAAAAGACACAAAAAGTATGGTGAAGACAGGAGGAAACAATGGAAAAAATCATAATCCGAAAATCAACGGGTAAGCCAATTGGAAAAACAGGTGGTACGATCTGGATTTCCAAAGATGTAAATGATCAACTAGAAGCGATTAGCGACGAAACAGGCATCGCAAAGCAGCGCATCACAGATTTTCTTTTGCGTAAAGCCTTAGCTGTCACTGTAATCGAAGAAAGCGAAATCTAAAGAAAAAAGCCCATGCTGCAAACATGGGCAATAGGTCAAAGTGACCTGAAAATGTACTTAATAATATTTTATCAGAAAAAAAGGAGGAAATCAATGTTTTTTGTAATCACTTACGAAGATGGCACAAGAAAACATCTCGAAGCTGGGAAATATGCGGATGCGGTAGAATTCGCAGAAGCTTTTAAGACTGATTCAATGGGATCATACACAGTCGAAGAATATGCAAGCGAAGAAGACTGGGAAAATTCGTTGTAGGAGGGATGACAATGGCAATCGAAAAGTACTATTCGGCAAACGAAGTTATGGCGATGCTGAAGATATCGCCCACAACCCTTTACAGGCTGCAGGTCAGCGGTGAGTTGACCCCGGCTAAGGTTGGGAATCTAAGGCGATTCGCAGAAAGTGACATTCTCAGTTATTTAGAAAAGAAAAAACACAAAGGAGAAACCAGATGAACAAAGATGTTTTAAATGAAATATTAAAAAAACATAAGATGTGGCTTGATAACGAAAATGGCGGTACGAGAGCAGACCTACGGGAAGCAGACCTACGGAGAGCAGACCTACGGAGAGCAGACCTACGGGGAGCAGACCTATGGAGAGCAGACCTATGGGGAGCAGACCTACGGGAAGCAGACCTTGATTTTAGCTGTTTGCCTTTATGGTGCGGCAGCTTAAATGCGCATTTTGATGACAGAGTATTAATCCAGATTGCTTACCACTTGATAAAGGCAGGATTACATAGCAAAAACGCAAGCCCAGAAACCAAAACAGAACTAACAAAGTTAATTGATTTTGCAAACAGATTCCACCGAGTGGGGGAATGCGGAAAGATTGAAAAGGAGAAAGGACAGTGAAAAAGTATAGGCTGAACGAACGTGGCAAAATTCAGCTGGCGGCAGCGGGACTGATTGCACTGCTCTTGGCAGTGGCTTACGGAACAATCTACGGCACTGCGGCTATTTGTTGAAAGGAAGAGCCTGACACCGTCCCTTTAAATGTAGAGATGGTAAGGCTCGAACAACAACTTGAAGCGGCTGAGAAAGTGAACCCGAACTGCACAGGTAGCGTAGAAGGAATGATTATCGTAGCTTGTCAGTATTACGGCGTTGATTCTGACATTGCACTAGCGATTGCAAGGCTGGAAACGGGTAACTTTACTAGTGCAGCCTTTACAGAGTGCAATAACGTTGGAGGTATGAGCATTGACGAAGTGCCCATTGTCTACAGGTCGCTGGAAGACGGTGTTGATGACTTTGTCCAAAATTTAGCTAAAAACTATTTTGGCAAAGGATATGACACCGTTGAAAAAATCGGAAAAAAGTATTGCCCTGTTAATCCAAATTGGGCAAGAGAAGTGAAGAAAATTATGGAGGAAAATTATGATTCATTGTGAAGCAAAGAGAGATGGCGTTAATGTGACCATAGCTGGAACAGGAAAAGACGTAGCCCTTGAGTTTTTAACGATTATTGGAACAATTTACGCAGATTTACTAAAATACCATACAAGAGAAGATGCAAGAAAGGATATGGAGGCGTTGTTGAAAGACGGTATAGATACAGGCGAAGCAGCCGCCAGAAGGTTAAAAGAAAATGGTTGAGATGCAGATTCTGAACAGTCATGCTGAATGGCTGTCGAACCGTCAGAGAATTGGCGGAAGCGATGCCGCCACGGTTTTAGGATTAAACCCTTGGAAGGACAACGTTACCTTGTGGCTGGAAAAGACGGGCGCAGCTGTAGCTGAGGACATTTCAGAAAAGCCATACGTCAAGTATGGACACGAAGCTGAGCCAATGCTGCGTAATCTGTTTGCCTTGGACTTTCTAGAATATCAGGTTGATTACGTGGATAACAATATGTGGATCAATGATAAATACCCGTGGGCTCACGCATCATTGGACGGCTGGCTGACGGATCAACAAGGAAGAAAAGGAATCCTTGAAATCAAGACCACGAATATAGTTCGTGCGGCGCAAAGGGCAAAGTGGAAAAACAGGATTCCAGACAACTACTATATTCAGCTGCTGCATTATCTGCTGGTTACAGAATTTGACTTTGCCGTCTTAAAAGCCCGCCTGAAGTCGGATTATGGAGGAGAAGTCAAAGCGGAAATTTTGCACTATGTAATTGAGCGGACAGCAGTGGAAGAAGATATCAAGTACTTAGCCAGCAAAGAGAAAGAATTCTGGGATTGTGTGCAGGAGAGAAGAGAACCTGCGCTGATTCTGCCAGAAATATAGAAAGAGAGGAAGATATGGAATTAAGAATTGAAAAAGTCGAATTCCCGAAAGCGATTGAGTTTAACTACGAAGAGTTAAAAAAGGAGATCACCGCAAAAGCGGAACTTTACAGAAACATGGTATTTACGGACGATACCATCAAGGACGCAAAGACGGCAAAAGCAGACCTTAATAAGCTGATTGCAGCAGTGGAAACCGCCCGAAAGAGAGAAGAGAAGAGATGCTTGCAGCCCTATGAAGAGTTTGAAAAGAAGATGAAAGACCTTGTTGCGATTATCGCAGAACCGGTGCAGCTGATCGACTCTCAGGTGAAGTCCTATGAAGAGAAGCAGAAGCAGGCAAAACTTGAATCAATCGTTGCCTACTTCGATGGCAGGAACGAATTTGAATGGCTTCGCTTTGAACAGATTAGCGATCCAAGATGGTTAAATGCGACCTTTGCCATGAAAAAAGTCATTGAAGCAATTGAAGAAAAAATTGGCAGCATCAAGGCGGATCTGGAAACACTGAACAATCTGCCAGAATTCAGTTTTGAAGCCATCGAAGAGTACAAGCGAACTCTGGACATTAACAAGGCAATAGCAGAAGGGCAGCGGCTAGTAGACATCCAGAAGCGCAAAGAAGCCGCCGCCGCTAAGGAAGTACCAGATGAAAGAGTAGCGGAAGAGCCTGCAGGTTGCGCTCATGATGATGCGGATAAGCAGTGGATTGGATTTGAAGCGCTGCTCTCAATCGAAGATGCAAAAGAACTGAGAGCATTTTTTAATCGAAATGCAATCAATTTCAGAATGCTTTAAGAAAGGAAGGTTGAAATATGGATATTCAAAATAGTTTAGCGCCGAAGCCGCCTGTGGATGTTGGCAACAAGGTTGTAGAATATGAATGCAACGGTCAGATGGTTAAAATCAGCCCGAATATCATCAGGCAGTATTTAGTCAATGGGGATGGCAGAGTAACAGATCAAGAGGTTGTAATGTTTCTTAATCTTTGCAAATTCCAAAAGTTGAATCCTTTCCTGCGTGAAGCGTACTTAATTAAGTACGGCAGCCAGCCTGCAACCATCGTAACAGGCAAAGAAGCAATCACTAAAAGGGCGATGCGTAATTCCAGCTATGCGGGTCAGCAAGCGGGTGTTGTTATCCTGAAAGAAGACGGAAGTTTGGAGAACAGGATAGGAACAATTGTTATTGATGGCGAAACATTAGTCGGGGGCTGGGCGAAAGCCTTTGTAAAAGGCTATGAGAACCCTATAGAGGTATCCGTATCCCTAAATGAATACATCGGCTTAAAGAAAGATGGGACGGTGAATAGCAATTGGCAGAAGCGCCCTGCCAGCATGATTAGAAAAGTTGCACTTGTACATGCACTACGAGAAGCTTTTCCAGAAGACCTTGGCGGCATGTATGCCGCAGAAGAAACGAACGAGGTTGAAGAAAACTTGCCATCTGGAGTGATTGCAGAAAACGTCATTGAATCTGTAGAAATTGCTGAAACGGAAACGGTTGAATATGTTTCTGACGTACAGCAGGCATTATTTGGAGAGTAAAAGGCATGTACGAATTATACAACGAATTACAGCAGAAGACAAAAGACCTTGAAGTCAGCATCAGACAGCTGCGAAAAAATGGAATAGCTTATGCGCAGGCAGAAAGGGACTATAAGATTCTGCTGCGGCATGAGTGCCTGAAGCTACGAGAAGATGGAATGGCGATCGGTATGATTGATAAAACTTGCTATGGAATCCCTGCAGTTGCAGAAGCCAGATATGCCAGAGATGTTGCAGAAGCCGTATATAAGGCAAACCAAGAAGCAATTAACAGTATTAAGCTACAGCTGCGGTTAATTGAAAGTCAGATCCAGCGAGAATGGGGGTTGCCTAATGGTTAAAAGATTAACAAGTGTATTCACGGACAATATGGGCAATTGCATTTTTACAGGCAGTCCATATGTGGAAAGACATCACATCTTCGGCGGATGCTACCGTGGAAAATCTGAAAAATACGGCTTTGTCGTGCCGCTGCGCTACGATCTCCACCCAAATGGCGCAAGGGTCAATCCGAAGTATCGGCGACAGGTTGATGACTACCTAAAGAAGATGGCACAGGAATACTTTGAAAGACACTATGGAAGTCGTGATGAGTTTATGGAGATCTTCGGAAGATCTTATTTATAGAAAGGCAAGGTGAAAACATGAAAGTTGATTTAAAAGAAATGGTCGGCGGTGCTTTGAACGAGAAGTTCCAGCACTCGTTTGACAGAGTAATGGAGAACCTACAGGATGTGAATACGCCTTACAAGGCAAAGCGTGAAATTACCATCAAAATGTCATTTGAACAGAATGAAGCCCGTGACAATGTCATGACATCAATTAAGGTAAGTGAGAAGCTGGCAGCACAAGGAGAATTGACGACTCAATTTGCTGTCGGGAGAGATCTTCGAACAGGTGAAGTGATCGCTGAAGAGTATGGCAATCAGCTGAAAGGTCAATTGGGATTTGGAAAAGAAACAGTCGACATGACAACAGGCGAAGTTATCCCTGTAGATTTCAGAAAGGTAAAATAGGTGAAAAGTATGATTAAAGAAGCATTGCAGTATATTGTAAATCTCGGAGAAGCTAAAACGCAGGAAATCCACGGTGACATATATTCAGACAAGACATTGTTCAGGGTTGAACCGTATGAACCAAAAGCAATGAAACTGACGGTAAATACCCTTACAGGACTGCTTGATTATATTAAGTCAGGAACGGATGTAATGAGTGACAGCATGATTGTTGAGGTCACCAGCCCAACAATGGTGAAGGTGTATTCAGAGTTGGATTACAACAGAAACAGAGAATATCTGATAGAAGCTGACGCACTGCTACCGTATTTCAGCTTTGACTCTTTCATGGACAAAGAATCTTTCTGCATTGCATTACAGTCAAAATTTATAAAAAACGACGACAGAGAAACCTTGCTAAAGTTTGCGGGAACTGTTGAAGCTGGAACGATAGCGCAGTATGGCGATGATGGCGTTACGCAGAAAGCGACAGTCAAAACGGGACTTACTTCTAAAAGCGAAGCAATTGTCCCTAATCCAGTACTGTTAAAGCCATACAGAACATTCTTTGAAGTAGAACAGCCTGAATCTGCATTTATCTTCAGAATGAAAGAAGGAAGTGGTGTGGCTTGCGCCATCTTTGAAGCTGATGGCGGCGCATGGCAGATCGATGCAATGCAGAGAATCAAAGATTACCTTGTAGATCAGCTGGAAGACTACCCTATGTTTACGGTAATCGCTTAAAAAAATATCGAAGTCGTACAGCGATTTTATAGTTTGAATTAGAGAGTTAATCAACATCAGACAAAAAAACGCTGTACGACTCACACAGAACACCACAAAAGGAGAAAAAGAACATATGAATAGTGTGATTTTAATAGGAAGACTTACCCGTGACCCGGAGGTCAGATACACCGCAAGCACGCAGATGGCAGTTGCAACCTTTACCGTTGCTATTGACAGACCTGTAAGATCAGGCGGCGAGAAGCAGACAGACTTTCCCCGCATAACCGTTTTCGGTAAGCAGGCGGAAAATTGCGAGAAATACCTGGCAAAAGGCAGATTAGTTGGAATTCAAGGGCGAATCCAAACAGGAAGCTATCAGAACAAAGATGGTGTCACTGTTTACACAACCGATGTTGTAGCAGACAGAGTAGAATTTTTAGAATTCCCGAAACGTGAAGAAAATAACGTGCAGACGCATGAACCGCAGGAATCCGCAGAATCTTTCCACGAATTTCAGGCGATAGATGAAGAAGTGCCGTTCTAAGGAGGTTGGATATGGAAATTGTATGTGGAAAGTATGTCCTGAAGTCCGATAGCTTGAATATGTGGATTGAAGAACTGTATACAGCTAAAAACGGAGAAGCAGCAAGTAGGATTGTTACAGGGTATCATCGTGACTGTGAACATCTGCTGGACAGCTTTGCAATGAAAAAGTTGCGTGGATCCGAAGCACAGTCAGTGATTCAGCTGTTAGCGGATATAAAGGCAGCGGAATCCGATATGCGGGAGTTGTCTAAAACGCTGTCAGAATCAATAAATAGAGGTGATAACGGTGATTGAATTCGTAATTGAAGGTAAACCGCAGGGAAAGGCAAGGGCAAGAACTTTTTACAATCCAAAGCTAGGGAGAAGCCAGAGCGTGACACCTGAAAAAACAGTACTTTACGAAAATTACATAAAGCAGTGCTTTTTAGAGCAAGCAGAAGAACGCTGGTTTGATAAAGAACCGCTGAAAATGGATATAATCGCTTTTTTCGAAATACCGAAAAGCATGTCTCAAAAAGACCGTAAAAAAATCGAAGCAGGGGATCTTTTCCCGACAAAAAAGCCTGATGCGGACAACATCGCAAAGGTAATCTGTGACGCACTTAATGGTATTGCTTATAGCGATGACACTCAAGTTATACGCCTGAATATTTGCAAGGTATACACGGATTTTGAACCCCGTGTAGTAGTGAGAATTGAAAGAATAGGGGGTTAAAACATGGAAAACTTGAAAACGACAACCGACATCGTGAAAAAAATTCTTGAAAAACATCCAGAAACCCGAAGCAGCGACAACCTGCTTTATATCGAAGTGACAAAGTACTGCGGCGAAGAAGTAGGCTGCAATATTTGCGGATTTCCGTTTGCTGATGTGCTGCGCTGTATGAGTAAGTGGGGGCTGCCGTCAATGGAAACAGTCGGCAGATGCAGACGCAGAGTGCAAAGACTTTATCCAGAATTAGCAGCAACAGATGATGTTTGTGCATTTAGAGCAGAACGGGAAGAAGCGTTCAGAGAATACGGAAGGGACTGACACTATGGCTGAACGCAGAATGTTTACAAAGAAAATAATTGATTCTGACGCATTTTTAGATATGCCACTCACGACGCAGGCGCTTTATTTTCACCTGAACATGAGAGCGGATGACGATGGTTTCGTAAACAATCCTAAAAAAATTCAGCGAATGATTGGGGCATCGGATGACGATTTGAAATTACTGATTGCTAAAAGGTTTGTTCTGGCATTTGAAAGTGGAGTTGTCGTTGTTAAGCACTGGCGCATGCATAATCTGTTGCGAAAAGACAGATATAGCCCAACTCAGTATCAAGAAGAAATGTCACTATTAGTACTAAAAGGGAATGGAAGTTACACCGAATCCATTGAAATTTTAACGGATTCAGCAGAAGACAACCAACTGGCAACCGCTTGGCAACCAGATGACAACCAACTGGCAACACAGGATAGTATAGGTAAGAGTAGTATAGGAGAGATAAGGGAAGGTAAGGGAAGAGTAGATTATAACGGTATCAGAGATGCTTACAATACCCTTTGCCCATCTCTTCCTGCTGTCAGATCCTTATCTGATGCAAGGAAAAAAGCGATTAAAGCAAGGCTGAATAGCTATTCGGAAGATGATCTGCTAGAGGCATTCAGGAAAGCTGAAGCCAGTGACTTTTTAAGGGGGCAGAACAATCGAAACTGGCAAGCGAACTTTGACTGGATTATCAAAGATGCAAATTTAGCCAAAATCCTTGATGGTAATTATGACAATAGGTTGTCTTATACAGGCAGAAAAAGTAAAGCAGCTGAAATGTTGGATGATTCTTACCGCATGATGGCAGAATGGGCAGGTGGCGAAAATGAATAGAGTTGATTTTATCAAAGGCTCTACACATCTGCTGGATAGAACAGCATATGAAGCGTTTAGGAACATTGAAAGAGAGGAAAAGCGAATGAGCAGAGCAGGCGAAATATGGGAATGCGAATTCTCAAATGGAACAATAAGAGAAGTGATTATTCTATCAGACCAAGGGAGTATATGCACAGTTGTAATCTTACAGGATGAAGATAATGGATACTGCGATATCCATGTGAACTGCAAGGGAAGAATGCATGCAAACAGTGCAAAATTGCAATATAGCTATGACAAGTACTTAACAAACTTTATCAGGAAACTTACGGATGAAGAATACGCTGAAATCATGGCGTTAGTTGCAGAATCACTTGGCATTAGCCAACAGGTTATCGAAAAAGAAGTAATCAAAGAGGTGGAAGTAGTCAAAGAAATTCCTTGTGGAGACAACATCGAACGGGAGAGAATCAAAGCTCAACTTGAAGTTTATAAAGGCATGAACGAAAGACTTTTGAAGGGGTTGTTCAGGAATGAATAAACAGGAATTTGGAGTTCTTACAGCTGCTATTAAGACGGCATATGCGAACGAAAAGCTGTTCCCCAACAGTCAGGCAATGGAACTGTGGTTTAGAAACCTGCAGGATATCCCTTACAATGCTGCCAGTGCTGCCTTTGACAAATGGATAGTTACTAGTAAGTGGGCTCCTACCATCGCAGATATCAGGGAAATGTCTGCCAGCATCATGAACGGAGATACAGCGCTTTGGTCTGATGGTTGGGCGCAAGTTATGAATGCCATCAGAAAATATGGTTGCTATAACCCGGTTGCGGCGCTGGCAAGCATGGACGATATAACAGCCGAAACGGTAAACAGAATTGGCTACATGGAATTGTGTAGATCCGAAAACACAACGGCGGACAGGGCGAATTTCAGAATGATTTTCGAACAGCTTGTAGAGAGAAAGCAAAAGAAAGCCCTCATTCCTGCATCCCTGCAGCAACGAATTGAACAGATCCAGAAAGGAGAGCAATTGGGATATGAATGCGAAAGAATACCTGCGCCAGATTCGAAAGATTGACATAATGATTGCCAATAAGACGGCTGAAGCTGAGCACTGGAAAACAGTAGCAAAAAATACAAGCACATATTCGGAGGGTGAAAGGGTGCAGTCATCAGGGAATAAGCAGAAAATGGCTGATGCAGTATGTCGGTATGTTTCAATTGAGCAGGATATTAACAATTCTGTGGCATACTTAATTGCCATCAGAAAAGAGGTTATAGCGACAATAGAGATCCTTGAAGCCGCAGAATATGATGTTCTCCATAAAATCTATGTGCAGTACAAGGATTTTACTGAGATTGCTGACATGATGGGTAAGTCTTATTCATGGGTAACGACAATCCACGGCAGGGCACTGTTGCATGTGCAAAAAATACTGAAAGAAAGGGAAAAAGCTGATGAGTGTACCGAGAGCAAAGAAAAAGAAGAAACCGAGAACGCATAGACCGACCAAAACGCCGTTTGAGATTGTAAAAACGACTAATTACCTGAATCTTGCGGTAATGATAAGGACGCTGAAGACTGTATATGAATGGGAAGATGAGCAAATCGCAGAATTTGTGGAAGCATACATTGCCCTTATGGGTGAAGTGGGCACAACAAACACGGTCGGCGGCTTAATAAGAGAAACTAAAGAAATGGCTGGCATTGATGTGAAAGAACTGCTTGACGCAGTGGATAATGATTAAACTTATATGAGATTTCTTGTAAAGTCACAAGAAATTCGTGATTGATATATGAGGAGGCAGAAGATGAAAACCATGGTTAAGCTGTTCAGCGGTGACTTTTTAGATTACCTCAATGAAATTCCTGATAATAGCGTCGATTTGATCCTGACCGACATCCCTTTTATGATTTCAAGAGATGGAAATTTCCAGACGATGAAAGACCGAAGGAACCGAATAGGTCTTGATTTTGGGGAGTGGGACAAGGATTTTGATATTACAATCATAGCCAGCCTGCAGGCTAAAATCAGAAAAGGCGGTAGTTTCATAACATTTCATTCTTTTGAGCAGTATTCGGCGTTGCAGGATGTTATGTCTGATTTGATCTTCAAGGATAAAATCATTTGGGAGAAAACAAACCCTATGCCAAGAAACCGGGATAGACGCTACATATCAAACATAGAGATTGCATCTTGGTTTGTTAAACCGGGCGAGAAATGGACGTTCAACCGCCAGAGTGATAAATATGACGGCAGCGTCATCCGATACCCATCCGAAAGCGGCGGTGGATTTAAGCGATATCATCCATGCCAAAAATCGCAATCAGTTCTCACTGAACTAATACTCAGACACAGCAATGCAGGAGATGTGATATTAGACCCATTTATGGGGTCAGGAAGCACAGGTGTTGCGTGCGTAAGAACAGGAAGATATTTTATAGGCATAGAGCGTGAAAAGGAGTACTTTAAAATTGCAGAAGAAAGGATAAGTGAAGCATGAAAATTATTATTGAGATGATACCCATAATCGGAATTGTAGTTTTGACTGTAGCTTATGTGACAAGCGCAATTTCCACCGTGAAGACAAATAGGAAAATGAGAGAAATATTTGCTGAAATGGAAAAAGAAAACAGATTGGGGAAAACTCCTATCAAAATTGGTGAAACATTTCTTTGCCCCCGCTGCGGGGCGAAGATGGACGGAGGGGAGGTATAAACATGGTATATTTAGCATATACCGCTGCATGGATATCAACCGCGGCGGCAGCGATTGTGGGAATGATGGAAACTGGTAGCGCATGGTGCCTATGGGTGATGCTAATACCTGCATTAATAAAAATAAATGATAAGGAGCAAGAACGGTGACAGGAGTAAATGAAATTAACAGACTGATAAAAAAGGAACTGGAGGAAGCAAACAAAGTGCATCCAATGTTCCAAAGCAATCATGAAGCATACGCTGTCATCCTTGAGGAAGTGGAAGAAACGCAGGATGCGATGGACAGCGCAAAAGTCCATCTGGAACAGTTTTGGAGTGACGTTAGAAATGATTGTAATGGAAAAGAGGAAATTGCCATACTGAGAGGTTACATGATTGAAGTTGCCAGAGAAGCGATACAAGTTGCCGCAATGTGCACTAAAGCCATAGACAGCATGACAGTATAAATTGCAAAGATTAAGCCCTGATCTGCACTAGGGGCTTTTTCTTTATAAAAAATAAAAAAGTATTGACAAGGTACACACCTTTTAGTATAATAAAGATACAATAAAGAACGGAAAGGAAACAAGAACAATGAGAGGAACCGAAAAACAGATTGCATGGGCAGAAGAAATTCAGAAGATCGTTATTGATACATTAACAGAAATGCATGATTTTTTTATCAATGATCAGCAATATGATGGAAATAATCCTGTGCATATCCAGAGAGCGTTAAGTTTTTTAAATAACATTGAAGCAATCAAAAACGAAGAATATGCAGGTGATATCATCGAAATGTTCAGCAGAGTAGCGGATAAAAAAGATAAAAGCGCTATGGAACGTTGGAAGTGCTTCATTTCCTGTCTTGCAGTAACAGGCAACTCACATAAAAATAAATATGAAAGATAAGGCGTACAACATGGAAAAGAAAACCGATAGAATACAGATTAAAATCCAACCGTCAATCAAGGCAAGAGCACAAGAACTTGCAGAGGCTGATGGACGCACCCTTAGTAATTATATAGTTAAGTTGTTGGAAAACGAGATCAATAAAAAAGAAGCAGCGACAAACGGAAACTATGCTACATCTTTCACGAACAATACAGACCTGTATATGGTTGTTGGAGATTGTAAGCATATTGGATTTATCGGCAGCAGAGAGAAGGCGCATGACTATTACAAAAATCTAGATATCATGTATAAAGGTTGGGGAGTTGCTGATATTGTAGCCCCAAAAGAGACGGTAGCACACTCATGGATGCCGCACTGGAATGAAAATGGCAAACTTTTGGCAGCAAATGAAAAAGAAGTAAATGCAATAAGGGAAAAAATTGCACAGCTTGAGTCAAAAATAGATACAAAAACCGAAGAAGAACTTAAAACCCAAAGCGGTAATCTTTTTTCAGATGCAAATGATGAAATTTTAAACCTTAATATAGAAATTGCAGAACTTTACAAGATGCTGGAATAATAGGCATTTGTTTTGTACTAAAATGCAAACAATTGTATATCTTTGTATCTGCTGTGACATTTTTGTATAAAGTTGTATAAAGTTGTATAACATTATTCCAAAATCCGTGCTATGATGTAGATTGTAAGAGCAGGGCAATTCGTCACTCTTTCAGATTTTTTCCTTCATACCCACACTGTTATAATTCGGTGTGGGTGTTTCAATTTCACAGAAAGGAGCAGAGCATGGCAAAATTAACGGCGAAACAACAGAGATTTTGTGATGAGTACCTGATTGACCTGAATGCGACACAAGCGGCTATAAGGGCGGGTTATTCAAGAAAGACGGCATATCGAACCGGAGCCGACAACCTCAAAAAACCTCAAGTTGAAGCGTATATTAGCCAGCGCATGGCAGAAAAAGAGTCTGAACTGATTGCAGGGCAGAATGAAGTTTTAAAGTATTTAACATCTGTTCTTCGTGGGGAAAGCCAATCTACAGAGATTGTTATTGAAGGAATCGGCGATGGAATGAGTGAAGCCAGAACGATGACTAAAGCACCATCGGAAAAAGATAGACTAAAGGCTGCTGAACTGTTAGGTAAGAGATATGGACTTTATACTGACAAGATAGAGGCGGAGATTGACACAGAACTTCATATTACAATAGATTACGGAGATACAGAAAATGATAAAGGTTGATGTTCTTGGAACCGAATACACAATTCTGTTTGATATGCCTGAACAAAGTATGCCTGATGATGCTGACGGCAGCATGGACGGTAGCACTAAAACAATCAAGATAGGGCATTTTGAGGTTTCGAAAAATAGTTTACAGGATATGGAAAACTACAAAAGGAAAGTTGTGCGGCATGAAATACTTCATGCTTTTTTTATGAATCAGGACTTTGGGTCAATAGCGGCACATCCGATGCGTGGGGATGTGATGAATCAATCACTGATTGGTTTGCCATTCAGTCACCAAAGATATTCAAGGCGTTTAAGGATGCTGATGCGCTATGAAGAAGCATAAGAAGAAAAGAAAAACGCCAATCCCTAAAGGGAAGCGCAGGAAATATCAGTACAGGTGCATTGATGGGAATTGGACATATTATCCGTCGGCTTACTGCAAATACCATCAGGGAGTTCTGACAGCCGGTTTGATGGCAACTCACAGATGCAAGCAGAGAAATTGCAGACGGCTGGACGAAACGCAAAAATTTGAATGAAACTCTCATGGGCTCGTGAAGCCTTTTTTATTTTACTTACTGTCAAGTTATCGATAAAGCGAATAAATACGACACATCAAACGATGAGAAGACCACAATAGCAAATTGACGAGGATATGACAACATGAACATAATGCTAAAATCTAATCCTTGCTTCCGTGAGGTCAATCGGAGCCAATTACGGTATATCGTTATGAAAGGATCTGCTGGATCTGGCAAGAGCATGGACACGGCGCAAAACTACATATTGCGACTCATGCAGGACAAAGGCAGGAATCTTGTTTGCATCAGAAAGTCAGACATAACAAACCGTGACAGCACCTATGCAGAGTTGACAGGTGCTATTTATCGTATGTTCGGAAATATGTCCGAAAGGTATTGGGACATAAAATTGAGCCCGCTCAATATTACTTGTAGGGCAAACGGGAATCAGATAATCTTCAGGGGCATGAATGACGATAAGCAACGTGAAAAGCTGAAATCAATCACGTTTCAGATGGGAAAGCTAACGGATGTATGGATAGAAGAAGCAACTGAACTGACACAGGCAGACTTTGAAATCATAGATGACCGTTTGAGAGGGGAACTTCCAGCAGGGCAGTTTTATCAAATCAGAATGACTTTCAACCCGGTGAATAAAAACCACTGGCTCAAGAAGAATTTCTTCGATAGACAAGATCCTGATGTTTTGACTCATCATTCCACCTATTTGATGAACAGATTCATTGACGATGCGTATTTGCGCAGAATGGAACGGCGTAAAGAAGTCGATCCAGAAGGATATAGAATCTATGGATTGGGAGAATGGGGAGAAATCGGCGGTCTGATTCTGCATAACTGGGAAATCGAAGAGATTAGCCAGAACTTAGGCGATTATGACGATATAGCGATAGGTCAGGATTTTGGATTTAACCATGCTAATGCCATTCTGCTGCTGGGAATCAAGGACGATAACATCTACATTCTGGACGAAATTTATGTGCACGACATGGACACGGCTGAGATTATCCCGTTAGCAGTGGAACACAGCATTCCAAAAAACAAGGATATGTACTGTGATTCAGCTGAACCTGACAGAATAAAGATGTGGAAGAAAGCGGGCTACAGGGCTAAAGCTGTAAAGAAAGAACAGAACTCTGTAAAAGCACAGATTGACTGGCTAAAAGGTGTTGTTAGCAAGGACAAAGTCGTGCGGCGAAAAATATACGTGCATCCTCACTGTACAAATACCATCAAAGAATTGCAACAGTGGAAATGGAAAAAGGACGATAGAACCGGTGAATACCTTGATACGCCTGTTCCGTTTCAGGATGATGCGATGGCAGCCCTGAGATATGGCATTGAGGGGTGGCGAAAAGAAAAGCAGTGGTTGCTTTAATCACAAGAAAGGGGCTTGTATGCTTACATTAGCAGAAATCAAAAAATTCATAGATGATGATGCAGCCAGCATGAAGAAAAGGCTTGCTAAAACAGGCAAGAAGTACTATGAAGCTGAACACGATATTTCAAAATACAAACTGTTTTACTACAACGCAAGCGGTGATCTTGTAGAGGATACATACAGATCCAATATAAAGATTCCACACCCGTTCTTTTTGGAAATAGTGGATCAGGCTGCGCAGTACATGCTGTCAGGCAAAGACGCATTTGTCAAATCAGATAACACTAATTTGCAGGCTAAATTAGACGAGTATTTCAATTACAACACGGATTTCACAGCGGAATTGTACGACTTGGTTTCAGGCGTTATGCAAATGGGATTCGGATATCTCTACGCTTATACAAAAGAAGATGGAACAACGGCATTTCAGTGTGCGGATGCGCTGGGAGTGGTTGAAGTGGAATCAAGATATACCAGCGATGGAAAAGATTATATCATCTATTGGTATGTTGAGAAAATCGACAAAAATAACAAAAAAATCAAGCGTATTCAGGTTGTTGACGAAGAAAACACATATTTCTTTGTACAAAATGGAAGCGCAGGAATCGTAGAAGATAAGTGTTACCATGGGAAAGCCGTTAGACCTCACAAGACATTCACCAAAGATGACGATTCTACCATTTACTATAATTCATGTGGCTTTATCCCTTTCTTCAGAATGGATAACAATAAAAAACAGGTCTCGGATCTGCATCCAATCAAGGCTCTGATAGACGATTATGACTTAATGGCATGCGGAATGTCGAACAATATTCAGGATGCAGCTGAATATATCGTTGTCGCAAGAGGGTTTCAGGGCGACAGCATGGAAGAACTTATTCAGAACATTAAGACTAAGAAGCACATTGGAGTTGATGAAGATGGCGGCGTTGACTTCAAGGTTGTAGATATCCCATTCGAAGCAAGAAAGGAAAAGCTTGAACTGGATGAAAAAAACATTTACAGGTTTGGATTTGCAGTCAATATCAATGCGTTGAAGGATACTTCTGCCACGACAAACATTGCAATCAAGTTTGCATACACCTTATTAGATCTCAAATGCAACAAACTTGAAATCAGACTGAAGCAATTCCTTCAGCAGCTTGTGAAAGTCGTTTTGGATGAGGTCAATTTGATGGATGGTACTGATTATCAGATTAAAGATGTATACTTTGACTTTACCCGTGAAATCCCTGCTAATATGCAGGAAAATGTACAGAACAAGCTGACAGAAACTCAGAAACGACAAGTAGAAATTAATATTCTGCTGGATTTGGCATCATATATCGACAATAAAACGATGATGGAGTTAATCTGTGAGCAATTGGACATAGATTATGATGAAATCAAAGATAAACTGCCTAATCCTGACGATGCTGTTAATGATTTAACAAATGCGGAAGGTCTGCTGGATGAATAAAAAACAGATTGAAGTTGAAAAAGCCAAGTTGAAAGCAGAAGAATATATGCTGAAGCGGCTGAAAGCCATTTATGGCAAGGCTGCGCAAGACATAACTAATAAACTGAAAATTATCAATGGAAAAATTAGCGTTCTCCTAAAGGATTTTGAAGCACTTGACGAAATCCAAAAGTCAATATTGCAATCTCAGATTTATCAGAAGAAATACCAAGAATCGCTGAAAAAACAGATTGATACCTTTTTGAAGGATTTAGCATCAAATCAGTATGACTCTATTGCAGATTACATGAAGAATGGATATCAAACCGGCTTCATCGGCACTATGTATGATCTGCATGGTCAGGGTATTCCGCTGATTCTGCCAATAGACCAAAAAAAAGTGATTGATGCGATGCGTCACAGTACGAACATCAGTGAAAAGCTATATAAGAAGCTGGGTGAAGATGTGGAATTTCTGAAAAAGCGTATTGCAAACAATGTTTCCAGAGGGATAGCATCGGCGTATGAGTATAAGCACATTGCCAGAAATATTGCATCTGATTCCAACGTTGGCTTCAACCGGGCGATGAGAATAGCCCGAACAGAAGGTCACGGAGTGCAGTGCAGGGCTGCATGGGATGCCCAACATGCAGCAAAGAAAGCCGGGGCGGACGTTGTGAAACAATGGGATGCTACTTTAGACGCAAGAACCAGAGATTCGCACGCCCTTGTTGATGGAGAAATCAGAGAATTGGAAGAGAAGTTTTCCAACGGCATGATGTTCCCCTCAGATCCTGCTGGCGGCGCTGCTGAGGTAGTCAATTGTCGTTGTGCATTGCTGCAACGGGCAAGATGGGCGTTAGATGATGCGGAATTAAAGACATTGCAAGAAAGAGCAGGATACTTCGGGCTGGATAAGACGGAAAACTTTGAAGATTTCAAGCAAAGATACTTGAAGATAAGTCCACTCACAGAAACGGATCAAAAATCTATTATTGATTATATGGGCGCCAAATCTTACGTGATTAACGATAAGTTAAGAAATTATAAGCAGTTGACACCTGAAGAAGCAAAGTTTACAATTGAGTTAGATTCTGCACTAAAGAAGCTGGATACCTATAAGGGAAATCTTTCAAGGTCATTATACTTCATGTCAGAAGAGGCTATAAATTCATTCTTGGCGGCTTATTCGATTAACGGTATGATTACATACAAAGAGTATCTTTCGACCACCAAAGGAGAAGTGTATAACCCAGATGGACAGGTGCAGATATACATTAGAAACTCCAAGAAAGGAAAAGACATATCTGCGCTGAATCCCTCCGAAGCCGAAGTCATATTTGAAAGAGGAACGACATTTAGAGTTATCAAGATGGTTAAACGGAATGGAATCACGCATATATTGTTGGAGGAAGTAGATGAGTGAAGAATTGAAGAAGGGGATTCCAAAAGCTGTACAAATTGGTAAAGGGGAACCTCTAACGAAAGAAGAGGTTGAATACTACGATGTAGAATTTGAAAAAATCCTGAAAGAAGCAGGAGTTTTGAAAGAATGTGAATCTATAAATGACATGGAGAACCTTGAATGAGGTTCTCTTTTTATGCAAAGAAAGAGGTGAAAATATGAAAAAATGGATTAAGGCAGCAAGTATTAGAGCCGTCAAAACAATGGCTCAGACGGCGGCTGCGATGGTCGGAACCAGCATGGTTTTAGAAGAAGTAAGCTGGATGACAGTGGCAAGCGCTGCGGTGTTAGCGGGTATTCTATCGTTGCTTACCAGTCTGAAAGGGTTGCCAGAAGTAGAAAGCGAGGAAGTATGATGAATAACGACATTCAGATTACTATTTCAACCATTCTGGCGCTGTTTGGTGCGCTGGCGGTTGTCGCCGGGGGCGTCAAGGTGATTATGCAGCTATGTTCTCCTTTCAGGCGATTGATAGAACGTATCACAGAATGTGAAAAACGGCTTGACGCACACGATACATTTCTCGGAAATGATAAGCAGGAGATAACAGACATCAAAGAATTGACGAGGGAAAACATGCGTGTCAATTTGGCACTGCTGAATCATTTTATTGATGGAAATGGTGTGGAAAAAATGAAAGAACTCAGGGAAGAAATTCAAGATAGAATCTTTTAGGAGGTGTGATATGGCGAAGAAGCCAATTATATTATTCTTGTCACACGGTCACGGAAGCGGAGCGGACAAAGGAGCCGTGAACGGCAAATTTGTTGAATTGGAACTGGCTAAAAAAGTGACAAAGGCTTGCTATGATTATTTGATGAAAACTCCATCAGATAAGCGGGCGTGGAAAGTTGATTACAGCGAAAGGAAAGTTAGCGGCTACACCCTTGCAGAGCAGGGGCGGAAAATCCAATCCTATCAGGGCAGATACCGCACTGTAAGCGTGGATATACACTTCAACGCTGGCGGCGGCGATGGTGCAGAAGTCTGGGTAACAAACAAGTCAGGCGACAGAAAAACACTAGGGACAGAATTAGGGAACAGCATTCTTGCCAACTTAAAGAAGATTGGACAGAACAGTCGTGGTGTGAAGTATAGCAATGACTTGTACTTTATCAACACGCCACCAAAAGGTGTGTCTGTGCTGGTGGAATGTGGTTTTGTGGACAACATTGTTGACCGCAAGGGTTTTGACACAGACAAGGAACTAAAGTCATACGGTCAGGCGATTGCCAAAGCACTGATTAAATACGCCGAAAAACACGAATAAGTTAGATGCCACGCAAAAGCGTGGTTTTTTTATTGTCCAAAACGGCTGAATGACGTTTAAAAGCTGCCTGATAGCCCTGAATCAAGGCGTTTAAACTGATTCTGCAGCGGGAGATACCGCATTTAATAACGAAGCAAAGAAAGGAAAAAGAAATGGAATTCTTAAAAGAAATTTTAGGCGACGATCTCTTTGACAAGATTAGCGAAGCAATCAACAGTTGGAATGGCAATGAAGCCAACAAAGAAAAGCAGGTTAAACTTGCGAATCTTTCAGGCGGTGAATATGTAGGGAAGGGGAAGTATGACGCTCTAACCGAGTCCCTGAAAGGCAAAGACGCAGAACTAAGCACGGCAAACAAGCTGATTGAAGAATTGAAGAAAGGCACAAAGGGCGACGATGAACTTCAGGGCAAAATCACAACTTATGAAAGCCAGATTAAGACATTGCAGGAAGAGAATGCAGAAATCAAGCTAAAATCTGCAATCAAGGTGGCTTTGCTTTCTGAAAACGCTGTGGATGTTGACTATTTAACATACAAGCTGCACGAAAGTTTGAAAGAAAAGGGAGAGTCCTTAGAACTTGATGAGAATGACAATATCAAAGGCTGGGAAGACAGAATCAAAGGCTTAAAGGCACAGTTCCCATCAATGTTTGACTCGAAGGGTAGAACTAAAAAATTCGAAGAAAATAGACTACCTGAAGGCGATGAAGACAGAGACACTGAGCCAACCAGCTTAGCACAGGCGATTCAGATGGAATATGAAGAAGAATAGAGAAAGAGAAGGTGATAATCATGGCAATGACATTAAAAGACATGAAAGAGGGAATGTCTAACAAAGTAGCACAGCAGGTTGTAGACGTATTCCTCAGGAATTCCGAGATTTTACAGTTGTTAAACTTTGACAACTGTGTTTCTCCTCAGGGCGGCAGTACCCTTACATATACCTATATGCAGAAAAAGCTGCCATCAATTGCAACATTCCGTGCGCTGAATACCGAATACACCGCAAACGAAGCAACTTTGGAACAGAAATCTGCTGATCTGAAAATCTTCGGAGGTAAGTTCTCTATGGACAGAGTCCTGAAGCAGGCAGAAGGTAAGTACAATAACATGGCTTTCCAGATGGAAGAGAAAATCAAGTCAGCCATTTCATTACTCCATTATACCCTAATCAACGGCGATGCAACCACTGATACCGAAGAATTTGACGGATTAGACAAGCTGCTTGCAGGTACAACGACTGAATTTAACACAGATTCCGTCCTCGACATTTCCGACATTGGAAAATTAAAAGAAAATGCAGATCAGTTCTATGAATCCCTGCAGGTTCTTATTAGAACCACAAGTGCCGATGCTCTGCTGATGAACACATCTATGATTACCAAGATTCAGACTGTTGCCAGAATCCTTGGTTACAAAACAGAATCCGAAGAAGCTTTCGGCAAAAAGGTAACCACAATGGACGGCGTTAGATTGATGGATTTAGGCAATCATTACACCGTAAACGATGGTGCGGCTGTCGCAAACAGCGTTGTAAAAGCGGGCTTGTCCAGAGAACTTGGCGGAACTAATGTTGATGGTCTGACAGATATTTATGCTGTTAAATTCGATGTAAATGACGGCTTCCATGCGGCATCTTTGACAGGGGATAGTGCAATCACGCAGTATATTCCGAATTTCAAAGATCCAGGTGCAGTAAAAGACGGTGAAGTTGAAATGGTTGCAGCAACAGTATTGAAAAACACACAGCACGCAGGTGTTCTTAGAAACGTTAAAATTGTTTAATTTATGGGGCGGCGCTGCCGCCCTGATTTAACAGGAAGGTGATTAAAATGGCAAAGAAATACATTGTTAAAACAAAAACAAATCCAGATTTTTGCGGAATTGGCGCAGGCGGAGTCCAGTTTGCACACGGAATGGCAGAAATCGAAGAAGGAAGAATGGTGGAATGGTTTAAAAATCACAAAGGATATTCTGTTACACCTGCT